GGCAGGACAGGATCATGACAAACACATTCAGAAACTGGATCGAAGAAGCTATCGGAAAGAGTATCACATGGTCTCCGATCCCGATCGGCAGAAGAGGCGGACGTAAGGAATACCACATTGATTTTGAAGATGGTACAGAAGGCATGTACTACATCGATTTCGAAAGACATACCATCGAGGAAGTATAAGGAGGACAGGATCATGACAATGACAAGAACACAGACCATCGATGAGATCAAGACGGTCATGGCATATCTGACAGCATCCTGTGGAGGATATCCGGTCTGCTTGGATGAAGCGATCCGGATGCTTACCGAGGACGGACAGAAACTGGAGGAGATCGAGAGCATCACACGAGAGGCATTCTCTCATCCGGATCAGGAAGACCGAGGAAACTGGACGAAGGGACAGGCTCTGGCAAACATCCTGACGATCTTCGATCACGGCATCCAGTAGTATTACAGTTTTGTTACAGATGCACAAAGCACATTGATTCTTTATAAGGGATTATATAGAATTATATCAGATTTTAACGAAAGGAGGCGAGCCAATGGACATGAGTAAGAGGCTGAAGGCATACAGACATGATCATCTGATGACTCAGCGAGAACTGGCATCCAGAGTAGGTGTAACTCCTGCTACGATCTCACGAATCGAGTCGGGCAAGGGCAAGGCATCAGGACTCACTGAAGCGAAGATCGAGAAGGCGATGAATAGACCATTCAATGAAAACTAAGGAGGAGAGCGCATGGCTACATTATACGAAATCGATAAGGACATCGAGGCGATCATTGATCGGATGTTCGAAGAAGTGGACGAAGAGACCGGAGAGGTCAAGGCAGAGAACGTAAGCAAACTGAAAGAACTTCAGGAGGCACGAGAACAGAAACTGGATAATCTCGGTGCATTCATCAAGAATCTGACATCAGATGTGGAGGCGATGAAGGCAGAGAAGGACATTCTCGATAAGAGGATCAAGACGAAACAGAAGAAGATCGAATGGATGAAGTCCTATGTGGCATCAGATCTGATCGCTAATAATCAGGCAAAATTCGAGTCGAGCAGAGTGGTCTTCTCCTTCCGGAAGTCCACATCGGTCAGCATTCCTGACGAGACGAAGATCCCGAAGAAGTATTTCAAGAAGGTCACGACCGAGAAACTCGACAGAGAAGGTATCGGAAAACTCCTGAAGGAAGGACACACGATTCGAGGAGCGGAACTGATCGAGAAGCAGAACCTGCAGATTAAGTGAGAGGAGGAGCAAAGATGACTCAGAAAGCGACAGGAAAGACTCTTGATATTGAAATGCTGAGAACATTGGCAGAAAGTAAAGGATATCCATTGTATAAACTCTCGAAGATGTATGGGAGAAATCGAAACTATTTCAATAGTCATGAAATGGGGAGAAAAGAATTCAAGGTAAGAAAGCCTGAATACGATTTTCTGATGGACGTCCTGAACGACAGACCATATGACGAGCCGATGATGGTCGAGAAGGCTGTCATAGCATATTGGGCAAAGATGAAACATGTTCATATTTCTGCTATTTGCAAAGCAATAGAACGAAGTGTAAGTTATTTCAGCAATAAGGATGAAAAACCATTTCTTCTATATGCAGGAGAGGTAAAAATCATCAGGACGATGCTCGGAGTATCAGTAGATCAACTTGGAATGTCTATCGATGAAATTAAACAGAAAGACAATGGTAATCAGTATGTAACCGATCTGGAATCTCTCGCAGATAAAATGAAGAAAGAACAGAAGAATCCTCTGGCTGATTACTCGGACGAGGAACTTCTGGCAGAGATTAAGAGAAGAATGGAGGAATGAAGATGGCAGAATCAAAAGAGAAAAGCGTATTCGATATCCTGAATGCTGTGGACGTAAATGACAAGAAGGATACCAGAAATGGGTTGACATATCTATCATGGGCATGGGCATGGTCGGAGGTCAAGAAGAGATTCCCTGATGTCAATTACAAGGTGTATGAGAATGATATGGGATTCCCTTATCATACAGATGGTCGGACAGCATGGGTAAAGTGTGGAGTGACTATTCAAGGAGTTGAGCAGATCGAATATCTGTCGATCATGGACTATCGCAATAACTCGATTCCATTGGAGAAGGTGACTAGTGTGGACGTTATCAAAACGATCCAGAGATGCGTCACCAAGGCGATCGGTAGATTTGGACTCGGACTCTACATATATGCCAAAGAGGACTTGCCGGAGGATGCAAACGCAGGAAAAGATCAGCAGGAAGACAAGAATGCCTCTGAGAAGTCACAGAAGGCATCGAAAACGGCGAAGAAGGATCAGGAGGTCAAACAGCCTGTCCAAGAACTGCCGAGCGATTATTGCACCATCTGTCGCCTTCCTGTGACAGACTGGGATGGTAAGACAAAGATCGGAGATCCGGTACACTACTCGAAGGAGGATATCATCTCCAGATCAACAACAGTATATCATGCTCCTGTATGCATGTCGTGCATGATGAAGAAACAGGCGAAAGCCAAGCAGAATAAGGAGGTTTCTAATGAATAAATGTTCACTCATAGGTCGCTTGACCAAAGATCCGGAAGTAAAACAGACAGCAGGTGGTAACTCGGTCTGCTCGTTCACGATCGCAGTAGATCGGAAGTACAAGAAGGCAGATGGTACGAGAGATGCAGACTTCATCTCCTGTGTAGGTTGGAGACAGGTGGCGGATATCATCGGGCAGTATTTCCATAAGGGATCGAGGATCGGTATCACAGGATCGATCCAGACAAGATCCTATGATGGTCAGAATGGGAAGGTCTTCATCACGGAGGTATTGGTAGAGGAGATCGAATTCATCGATAAGAGATCGGAATCGAACATCGAACAGAAGCAGAGACCTGATCCACCGGAGATGCCTGAATATGATGCAAGAGCTGAGCAAGAAGTTGATGAAACGCTTCCATTCGATATCTATGGCTATTAAGGAGAGCGAGTATGAGCAAATTCTATTGGCTAAAGTTAAAGAAGGATTTCTTCAAGAGACATGATCTTCTGAATCTCCGATCTATGGAGAATGGTCTCGCATTCGAGGCGATCTTCATTCACCTGATGACCGAGGCGATCGATCACGAAGGATATCTCAGGTATTCAGATAAGAAAGCCTATACTGCTCGTACTCTCGCTCCTCTGGCTTCGACTGACGAGAAGACCATGAAGGATGCTCTGGAGGCATTCGAGGATCTGGAACTGATCGAGATCGATGCAGATGGCACGATCTTTGTGCCTCTCTCGGTCGAAAACATGGGATCGGACACATCATGGGCAGAGAAGAAAAGACAGTATCGGGAAAAACTGAAGGCAGAAGAAGGACAGACCGAGGACAAATCGAGGACAAGTCGAGGACAAAAAGAGGACATGTCCGATAAGAGTATAGAGAATAGAGATAAGAGTATAGAGAATAGAGATAAGAAAATAGAAAAAGATGAGAGAGATAAATCTCTCTCATCCAAAAAGAGAGAGATTCCGACCAAGAATGATGTGATCCGATTCGCTCACGAACAAAAGATCGACAAGGTAATCGATGCAGATCAGTTTTGGTCATTCTATGAAGGTCAGGAATGGAAGATCGAAGGAGAGCCGATCCGAGACTGGAAGAGTCTTCTGATGAAGTGGGCGAATAACGTCAAAGACCGGAAGAACATTCAGACACCATTCATGGAGAACGAGTATTCTCCTGAGCATCTGAAGAAGAGAGAAGAAGAGAGTCTGAAACTGTTGGACGATCTTCTGAAAGAATGAGAAAGCGAGGCGAGGATCGATGGCATACTGTAACCGATGCCACAAGGAGACCGATGATATCTTCCAGATCGACAAGGAATGCCTTTGTTGGGCATGCTTCAAGAAACAGGATCTGAAAGATCAGAGAGACTGGGAAGATGATCCAGTAGAAAGCGAGGACTAAATGGAGAGAATGACTCAATGCGAAAAGATCGTAGCATGGATGAAGGAAGCAGGAGGCATCACGGCGAGAGATGCGATCTTCTTTGGGTGTATGAGACTGGCGAGCAGAATTCATGATCTGAAGAAGATGGGATATGGTATCTCATCGGAGATGATCAAGGTCGCAAACAGAGACGGATCTGAGACGTATGTCGCATGTTATAGGCTCGAATCCGAGCCGGAGGAAGGAGGAGAGGACGATGAGTGAATTCTTGGCATCCGGTCATGGCATGGCATTAGTCCTGATCCTTGGTGTGATCCTAGGAGTGGTCTTCGCCTTCCTTCAGATCGTAGAAGCGAAGATCGATGACGATTTCGATCCGGTCTGCGAGGAGAAGTGTAAGAGATGCATCTGCTACGATATCTGCCGAAAGCATGGGACGGACTATAACTGCAAGGACTACATGACAGACGATATGACGAAGCGAAAGGGAGTGGACGAATGAAGAGAAATTTGGAAATCACTTTCATGGATGGGACGAAGACTTTGCACATGGCAGAGACATGGAATAACTTCATATTCAGAGATGATGGTATTCTGCGGATCGAGTATAACGGAAAAGCCTTCGCATGGTATCCGATTCGGAATATAAAGTCGATCATGGCGATGGAAGAGGAGGATGCAGAATGAGAGCGAGAAAGGAAGAGCGGAATCAGGCGATGCTTTTGGACAGCATCGGAGGAATGACAGAGGTCGAGATCGGCAGGAAGTATGGTCTGTGTCAAAGCAGAGTATCAACCATTCTGATCAATCAGAGACGATGGAACGAGGAGGCAGTAGAGGCGAACCGGAATAACATCCCGAAGCGGATGAACCATGATGAGATGATCCGATACATCGAGGATCACAGGAGGTGAAGCAAAATGATCAGACTTCTTGATGACATGGTTGAAAGAGTAGGAGGCATTATAAACTTCATTTTGTGTGTTATTATCGCAAGTATCTTGACAGTCGCAGTAATGGTGTTTCTTGCTAGTGACTATATGATTTGGTTAAGGTGGTGAATCGGAATGAAATTCAGAGTTATTGATAAGAAAACAGGCAAAGAAGCCGATCCATACGAAATCGCACTGCATGAGGAATGGGCGCAAGGTCTTGTATATTGCGATATGGAAGGGTTCGCAATAACCGAGGATGGCGATCTCGTACTGATGGACGAATGCGGTACATGCGTTTATTGTGATCCAGAAAGATTCAAAGTAGTGTTCGAAGATGAACGACCACACGAAGAAAAGAAATGCCCGATCTGTGGAAGTGATTTATATGAATATTGCTTCATGTGTTGTTATGAAGGAGAGAAGGTGACAAAGAATGAGAGTGATCATCTGTGATCGATGCGGAAAGAAGACGGATGCGGAAGATATCCGAAAGTCGATCACGATAAGCCAGAACAGAGGAGACTCGATCAAGATCGTTCACTGCGATCGCCTGAAACTGACGAGCCGAGGCGAGATTCATACGGATTACGAGATCGATCTCTGCGATCAGTGTAAGGTGTCCTTCGTGAAATGGTATGGAAAGGTGGGGATCTACGAGAAATGACCAAGAGAGCGATGGTGAAGAAATTCAGGAGAGAGACCGGAGCAGATAAGAAGACTGCGATGGATTATCTCAGGAAGTGTGGATGGAATTACGGAAAAGCGATCTGGTATTTCAAGCTTTCGGAGTCTCTGGAAAAATTCGGAGAGGCTATAAGGAAATTAGGCGAGACATTACAAAAGATCGGAGAGACGAATAAGGAGGAGAGCCATGAGCGAGATGAAGATCGAATTGATCAGCGAGAAGTGCAGGGAATGTCCGAGACTGGAACTGGAGACACAGGATCGGATGGGGACGAAGAATCATAGGTGTAAGAATCTGCCTCTGTGCAGAGAAGTCCTCGGATTCTGGAAAGAGCATAACCGGATCGATGAACTTGAGATCACGGAGAGAAAAGAACGATGACGGACAAGTATGCGATCGAACTGATTCGGAGAGCGAAGAAGATGTTCTTTGACTTCGACAAGGTACAGGAAGCCTTCGATCGAGCCATCGAACTTCTGGAAAAGGAGATAAACCATGAAAACAGTATTGATAACAGCGATCATATGCCTGACGATAGTGGCGATATGTTGGATGTGTAAAGACAAGATGTAAGACGAGGAGGAGATGTGATTTGGCATCTCCTCTTTTCTCATGGTATGATAGAGAATAGAAGGAGTGTATGATATGCCTGAAAACAGATATTTGAATTATGGAGGAGAGCGAAAACTATGAAAGTGGAAAATATGAATGTTAATGATCTGATTCCATACGAAGAAAATGCAAAAAAGCATGATGAGACACAGATCAAGAATGTCATGGAGTCGATCCGGCAGTTTGGTTTTGCACAGCCGATCGTGGTGGACAAGGACAATGTGATCATTATCGGGCATTGTCGACTGATCGCATCCAAGAGGCTTCACATGGAGGAAGTACCTGTTGTACGGATGGAAAACCTGACGGAAGATGAAGTGCAAAAACTCAGACTTATCCATAATAAACTCAATGAGTCGGAATGGGATTTTGATCTCCTCGCAGATCAGATCCCTGAACTTGATTTTGAAGGCTTCGATATAGACTGGGGAATACCGGAGATCGTGGAAGAAGAGCCGGAAGTAATAGAAGACGATGTTCCAGAAGAGGTTGAGACAAGATGCAAACTCGGAGACATCTGGCAATTAGGCGATCACAGACTGATCTGTGGAGACAGCACAGATGTAAATGTTGTTGATAGGCTTATGAATGGGGAAAAGGCTGATATGGTATTTACCGATCCGCCATACAACATAGCAAGCGATAGTAAGAACTTTGCATCTGATGTTTCAAAGGCTATGAAAGACTTGTCTGAAAGTGAATGGGATAAGGATTTTGATATTAGAGAAGTACTTGATAATATTCTTGTTTCAATTGCTGAAAATGCGACAGTTTATGTATGTACATCACATTTTCTCGCATCCGATATATGGGCATGGATGAAAGAATGGGCGGATCATTATGCATATTGCGTTTGGAGCAAACCGAATCCGATGCCATCACTTTCGAAAAGACATTGGACATGGAATACAGAACTTGTATGTTATGCGACAAAAGGAAAACATACTTTCAATTTTCCAAAGGAAGGACACGCTCTTTCTACATGGACTATTAACAAAAAAAATGGTAGTACTGGGCATCCAACGGAAAAACCTGTGGAAGTGCCATCGATGGGTATTTCACATTCGAGCAAAGAAAATGATATTGTGCTTGACTTATTCGGTGGTAGCGGATCTACTATGATCGCTTGTGAACAGTTAAATAGAAAATGCTATATGTGCGAACTTGATCCGCATTATTGCGATGTAATCATTCATAGATGGGAGAATCTGACAGGGAAACAGGCTGTCAGGATCGAAGAAGGCGATGGCTATGTACTCAGCGAGAAAATTGATCTGACCGATGCCATCAAAGAAAGCGTATCGAAGAGGAAAGAACATGGAGAAGATGACGAAGCGTGAGGAGCATCTTTACGAGATAGAAATCCTGCGTGGTGTTCTGGCTCGTACGGATAATAAATATCTGAAGAGAGACTGCAAAAAGGCGATTAAAAGGAAAGAGGCAGAACTTCGAGAGTATGATGCATGGCATTCGATAAGGTGATCTAAATGAATGACGAGAACTTGATCCCGAATAGTGAGAGAACTCCGAGCGAACTCCGAGAACAGACGAGGAGAGGCGGTATTGCTTCGGGCAAGGCAAGAAGAAGAAAAGCGGATCTCCGAAAAGCCATGCAGGAAGCGATGAACACCACATTCACGGATAAAAAGGGAAGAAGTAAAACAGGCGAGGAGATGGTGATCGCAGGTATTATTGCAAATCTGTCTGATCCTCATGCAAGGAACTGGGGCAGGGCATTAGATGCCCTTCTTCTCCTGACCGGACAGAATATGACGAAGGAGCAGATCGCCAAGATCAAGGCTGAGACAGAACTGACGAAGGCAAAAACAAAGGCGATTCAGCAAGACGGAGGATCATTGGCAGACATCGAGGATTTGACTCCTTTGGCTAATCTCCTGAGAGGCGAGACGAATGACGAAAACGGCAACGATTAACTGGAGTCCCTTCTCCAAGAAGCACAGGGACTATATTCGGGCATCGCTCTCTAACTGGTTTATGGTCGCCGAGGGAGCGATCCGATCAGGAAAGACGATCGATAACTGCATCATCGCTTCCATGTACTTGGAGACATGTCCTGATAAGATTCATCTGGCATCCGGATCTACTATCGCCAATGCGAAGATGAACATCGCAGACTGTAATGGCTTCGGTCTAGAGCATTTGTTCAGAGGCAGATGCAGATGGGGCAAATATGAACACAACGAGGCTCTGTATATCAAGACGAAGACAGGGACGAAGATCGTGGTCTTCGCAGGAGGCGGAAAGGCTGACTCATATAAGAAGATCCTCGGTAACTCTTACGGACTCTGGATCGCCACAGAGATCAACCTACACTACGACAGTAAGAATTCCGAGACATCATTCATCAAGGTAGCTCTCGGCAGAC